TATGCAAGAGCATGATTAAAGCCCATACTCTTTAGCCATTTCTGTACCTCTCCCGCAGTAATACCGGAAGGTAGAGTAGCCATTTCCGATAAAGCTTTAAGTACTGTAGTACCTAATTCTCCGTCTAGTTGTTTTATAACTACTCTATTCATATCATTTAAAGCTTTAGTTATAGTAGACCCTGTAAAGTATAAGTTTAGCTGTATTGTTTCAACAGTCTCATCATCAGCAAGCTTAATTAATATTTTCATTTTGCCTGCAGCTACGCATTTTTTTATTTGAGGCCAAGTAAACTTAATAGTTCTATTCTGTAATACTCCTCTGAATTGTACAGGTATATCAATTGCACTAGCTTTAGTTATTAAGCTATTTTTTATAGCTCTAGCAGCAGGACTTCTACCATCTAATATTCTTAGTAGTTCTCTTGGATTATTAGCATTTGTTCTTAAATTTCTTACTAGTCTAGTAGTTCTAACTTCTTTAGTTTCTGCTTCTGGTTCACCACTTGATAGGTTAAACCCAGTAAGTAGCTCTTGTTTACCTGTTTTTAAGGTAATACCACTACCCCCAGCTAGTCCAACTCTGCTTTTTCTGACTACGCCTGTGTCAGTTTCTTTAGTTGCTACAAGTTTTTGCTCTCTAAACTCTTCTGAACCATCTATATTTATAAAAAAATCAGGATAAAATCCACCTTTACCTGCACTAATTTGACCTCCTCCCAGCTCTTTAACAATAGCTAGCTCTATCTGGGAGTTTAGTCTACCTGCTAAAGAAGTTAGTACACCTTTATACTTACTATCTATTCTAGAAGCCCTATATAATTGTTGAGAAGTTTTAAGGGCCTTAGACAAAGCTAAAGGCCCTTTAGTTGTTACGTTTAGCTTAGGATCTGAACTAGTTACTTTACTAATAATAGTAGAGTTAACAAGAGGGTAGGCTTTCGCCATTACATAATAATCCTATACATATCTAAAATACGTTTTATGTGGGGAGGAAAACTAGAAGCTAAAGGATACTTATCACCACTTTCTCCTTCAAAAGTAAAACCTTTTTTATCCTGATCTTGTTTATACACTAGTTTTATAAAATCTAAAGTAGCCATTTGAATATCTAAAGGTACAGTATTATTTTCGTAACCCGCACGGTAAGAAACTTTTATGCCACTAGGATATCCTTGAAATACTGCAGGACCTAATAGGGTCATAGATGGGAAGCTTCTTTGTACGCCACCTTTTACAGCTGCAGAAGAATTGGTTTCTCTAATTATCTCTCCATGATCTCTACTGAAGGTATAGTCATTAATAGCTCCATGTACGTCAATAATAGAAGTGTCGCCTTGTTTACCGTCAAAATGTAGTAGTAATACTGTATCATCATCAGGTCTAGATCTGTTTGATGGAGGAGTAAAATTAGAAGCTCCGTACACAGCTTTATTAGTAACTTTCATATCGTCTATGTACCCTTTAAAGGTAGTACCTATTTGCACATTACTAGTAAAAGTTAAGTTAGCTTCACTATAGCTAGCATCTGCTATAACATTACCGTTATAGTGCATATACAGTTTTTCATCATCTAGCTTACGGGATACAGCGATATGCGCCCACTTGCGCTTAGAAAATTGTTGTGCTTCAATAGAAGTATTTGCACCTCGCACTACAGTAGCTGTACCTTCTACATTTGCTTCAAAAGCTAGCCCATACTGATTAGAAGTACTGAACTTCATATAGTTACTGGCATCGGTATTTATAGCAAAAACTACATTATCTTGAATAGTGTTCTCATCTATCCTAACAAAAGTTTCAATAGTAAAGTCGCCTTCGTACATTTTTAAGTTATCAGGCACAGAGTTTGATACTACATAGTTAGAGCTATTAAGTTCTAAACTTGCTGTTCCAAAGTTTTTTATGCGGGTAGTTAAGCTAGCTCCTACAGCTGCAAAGTCTATACCACTAGCGTCAGCACTAACTACAGGAGTACCTATAGTTGTTGAATCATTTAGTATTTGGTGTTCGGAGCCGTTAAATTCTGTTATTTGGTATACATTATTTAAAGGTAATCTACTTGTAAATAAGGAGGCTTTACCTCCATCAAAAATCTCTACATAATCGTTAGCTAGTAATTCTTGTCCGATATAGTGTTCAACTACTCCAGTAGCATAGGAAATAATATTAGCTAGTCTAGCATCTTGAACAGTACTAGATATACTAAGATAGTCTTTGACCTGTGCTAAACCAATATATGTATATGTGCCTAAATCTTCTTCAAAACGTTCTGTCATATTTCCCTGCCTTAATATCAAATAAGGGGAGGCGTTTGACCGCCTCCCCCTGTAGTCTCAACGATGTCAAGTATAAATTAACCTGCTTTAACGTTAACAGCGTAAGCATACTTAGCAGAACTAAGAGCAGCTGAGGCAACAGTTGTAAGCGCATGGAAGTCAAAACGAGTTGACATATACATTGCAGTTACTTGCTGGCGTGGTTCGTACTCAGATTCAATCTCAATACCGCGACGTTCAGCAATCATGAAGCCAGGCTTATACATTAAACAACCAATTTCGTTATTCTGTGTACCAACATTGTCCATGAACTCAGATACTACGATAGGAATACCGTATACCGCGCCTACAGAACCTGTTAGGTAAGTAGCGTTAGGACCGAATTTATCAACAGTCTGGAAATCAGAAGTTGTTACTAGGTTGTTATAACCTTGGATAGATGTAACATACACTAGGTCATTACCTAGTTGTAGACCATATTTACCCATTGCTGTACGAGCAGCAGCGATATCTGAAGGATCAGCTTTATCGTTTGCAGAACCTGTAGCAACATCTAGAGAAGCAGCGCGAGCTAGAGCAGCAACACCTTTGATTACAGAAGCGTAACCAACACCAACAGTAATTGCATTGGTTGGGGAAGCAGTAAAGCCTGTTAGAGCACCAGTACCACGTAGAATAGATTTATCAATAGCACGAGCTAAACGACGAGTCGCAGCAGCACGTAAGAAATCTAGAAGTGGTAGTACTGTATCTTCTTCTTCATCTTTGGCTAAGTGTGTTGTAGCCATAAATTTATGTGGGGTAAAGTCCACAGAAGAGATAGTGTTTTGGTTAGAAGTTGGTACGTTTGTAACGTCTCCAACACCAGTAGCATAAGTACCGGATTTGAACATCGCTACATCACCATCTGTATCTTCATCAGCAACTGGTACGCGGAAGTTCTTAGCGTCTACTGGTAGACGGTTAAACATAGGTGCGATAACTAGCTGTTGTTCCATTTCTGTATAGATGTTGGAAGAAAAGTTAGATAAGAATTGATCTACATTTGTAACTGCTTTCATGCGTTGACCAAATTTGGTATCAAATACGTCACGCTTGTTTAGCATTTTAGAAAGAAGAACAGCGTTAGCCATATCTTTTTCTGAGAATTGAGCCTGACGGTTCTGGTTCTCTTGATATAGCATTTTGCTATTCTGTAATGCTTTGATCTCATCTTTGTGCTTTGAGATCTCAAACTGTAGTTCTTTTAACTCAGCTTGGTCTGCTTTTGAAGAGTAACCTTGTAGGTCCTCTGCATTTGCATTTTTAGTAATTGCTTCACCAGTTTTTTCAACCAGATTTGCAACTCTAGGCTCAGAAACAGTGTTAACTGTTTTTGTGGTTTCGACTTCTACAGATTTAGTTGCCTCTGTAAGGTCGATTGTTTCTACGACTTGATCAGCCATGGTGTCGTTCTCCTTTGTTGAATCTTCGTGAAGCTCTTTGATTTCAATAGCGTCTTCACTAGTATTTTCTTTATTAAGTTCAGTTTTAGTGATTTGGGAAATTTCTTCTGCATTCACATTAAGTACATTATCACAATCTTTGCCTTCTGCGTCAATCTCTAAAAATTTAAATATTGGGTTTTGGGCAGTTGCGATATTAAGGACCTTATACATTTTTTCTTGGTAATTTACTAGGTCCCCATTTTGAAGTTCTGCAGTGTCTGCAGATAGTAGATTAGTAAAAGGTATTACTTCATTCGGGTCACGAACTTCGAAATGCTCTTCCTCATCTTCTTTTTCGACTTCAATTTCTGAAGTAATATCTACAGATTTAATTTCTGCTTCTACTTCTTCTGAATTAGTAGCTTCTATGGTAGTATCTTTAGTTTTATCTTCTGAGGTTACTTCCTCTTCAGCTTTAACTTCTACCTCAAAACTAGCTTCATCAGCTTTTAGCTCAGTAGTATCAACTTCGTCTGTTTTTACTTCTTCAACTATATCTTGTTTTGATGTATTCATTGCTTCCTCCTCTGTTGGAGATAAAGGCCTTTCATTAGTAGAAAGATCTTCCTCCATATCATGAATTGGCACGCCTACCATAGTAATATCGTGTGTATGCCCTTCGGCTTCTAATAATATACCATTTACAATTTTATGAGCGTGATTAGTCATATGCGATGCGTAGGTTGTTACACCGTTACCAGTTTCGTCAACTTCGACAGTATGATAATGACCAGCAGTCATATCAGTTATACCGGCTTTAATCTTACGCATTGCTTTTTGATCTTCTTGATCAGTTTCTTTAAATTCTTTTACAAATTTAGAGTAGTCATCGTCCGAGTCAAAACCCTTACGAATACTAAATAGAGAATCTTGGTTGCAAGGTACACTTACAACAGATATCTCTAATAATTCTACTTCAGTAATAGTCATAGAATCATCATTTCGATTATATTTGCCGTCTTTTACTCGGAAACCTACACTAAAGCTTTTTAAAGCTCCATCATTTATAAGTGTTTGTATCCCGTGAATTTTTTCAGCAGCTTCACTCACCGCACCTTCTACATAAATACCTTTTTTATCAACAACAATCTTTTCTATACGCCCAATGGGACATTCATGTTTATGCTGATAAAGCATTACTGGATTTTTTCTGTAATTCTCTACACCTTTAGCCCATGCTTCAGCGGTAACAACGTCACCTGCACGGTCTTTAGTAATAGTATTAGCATATCCAGCAATCTTTAGAGACTTACTGCCTCTTTTATAGGATTTAGCTTCGAAGGAGCTGTTTAAATAAAATGTTTTATTTGTCATTAATCACTTCCTTGATCACTAGTAGTATCATCTACTGGTCTACCACCTTGGGACGCATCAGTAGCACTACCCGTTATGTTTTGTGGTACTCTTATATTATCATTTCCTTCAAGTTTTGCAAATCTTAATCCTTCACGAGCCTCATTCGGGGTTATGATTCCTGTATTTACCAGAGTAGAGTAGTACAAAGCCTGAGTTCTGTTATCAGGCTGAAGTGCGGGCACTGATAACTTGTCTGGTCGGATGTCAACTCCAGAGTTAAAGAAGTGAGAAAAAGCACTACAAAACTGACTTAGCATAGGTAGGATAGTATGTAAATAAAATAATTTTTGGTTAGCGTCAATATTTGCGTTATTACCAGATTTTAGTAATACATAAGGAACACCTAATGCTTTAGACATATCTTGCTGTATACGTTCAATAGAATCTTCAAAGTCTAGTTGATCGAAGTTAACGGTGGAAAACTTATCAATTTTTAAACCACCATCAAGTATAGCGGGATTTCTAGCACCATCAAATATAGTTGTATAAGTAGATCTCCAAGCTTCTAGCAAGCGCTCTTTAACTCTTTTAGAAAGTATGTTATCAGTAGTAAGAACAAATCCTGGAACAGCATTATTTTTAAAAAACTGTCTTTGAAAGTTAATCATATAGTAGTACAGCTCAATTAATCTAATAATAGACTTAATCTTAGATACTCCTCTAAATATAGACTCATCATTCTCAGCCATAATATGAATTATCTCATGAGCTTCAAACCTAATTGCATCAGACTTACGAGTATGTTTACCGTATCCAAATAAATCTGAGCTACGTTGATTAGATACTAAGTAGTTGTAGTGTGATACAAAAGTTTTAGGATCTGGTACTACTTCTACATCATTTGCAGGAAGTACATATAGATCATTACCATCATAATAAAAGAAAGCATTACCATCTAGCATAAAATCTAAAAATGCTCTTCTAAATAAGCGTACTCTATCCTCAAAAGGATTAGGTTTTAGGTTAAGTATTTTATTTACTTTTTTTGCAGGGCCTGTACCCTCAACTATAAAAGGAATCTCTGCACAAGCATTTACAACAAGGTCTATAGCTCTATGAACTATTTCAATTTCTCTATAAGCTTGTTCGTATTCTACAATATTATCAGGACTAGCAAAAGGCTCTAAAGACGCTATAGACGCCTGAGCAGGATTAAGTTTTTCTGATAACCATTGTCTCCATTGAGGTGTTTCTTTAATTGCCATGTTTCGCCTTCTGAATGTCTAACCAAGTCTTTATCTTAGGTACTAGGTGATTAGAATATTTCTGTCCATATAAGTTATGTAACTGTTTATGATGCTTACCGCATAAAGTAAATAAGTTGTCATGTCCTAGGTCACTCTTACAATCTTCTGCAAAAATAACTCGTAGTTCTTTAATAACATCTACATCATCTATATGTCTTACGTTATTATTAGTACACCACTTTTCAAATAATTGACTTACACTATATAAATGGTGTAGCTCTAAATTGTCAGTAGCCTTACATATATAACATTCATCACGTAGTTTATAATCTTTTTTTATATAATCTCTTATATATTTTACAGGAAATCTTTTTAGTTTATTCATGATAATGCATTTTTGGAATCTGTCCAACCTATATTTTTAAAGTTTTGCAAAACATTCCATCTCTTTATAAAATGAGAGGGGTCTTTATTTAAACCTACGTCACCTTCTGGTAAGTTCAAAACTTTTCCAGATACTGTACTTAGATTATTTATCTTACACTTATTCTTAACCAGATAGCTAACAATAATATCATCTCCACGCTCAGGATAGCCTATAGCTAGTAGGTCTTTTTTTACTAGATCAAGAGCTGCTTGTTTAATAAGTACTACTGATCCTACTAAAAAATCTACAATAGAATCCGTACACCAGTGATCATTTAAATCAGAGTATGAATTAGAAGAAGATACCCCTGACTTACCGTAAACTCCTATCATAGGTTTATTTTTTTTATACATAGTTTTAATAGTATCTATAGAAGGTAATAAATCATCATCTAATACTAGTTTATAAGGTTCATTATACTCATAACAGCGTATCCATCTTTCCATACATTTATAATTAGTATCATTATTTATAACATCTATAGTACCTCCCATTACGGGAAAAGGGTTAGAAGGATTGTTATTTATAACAGTTATAGGAAATTTATCTTTATAAGCAGCTATAATCTTGTTAACATTGTCAGGTCTTTTATAATTAAGTACCATAATCCTAAGCATAGATAGAAATACCGTTAGTCTTGTGATGAGTATATAAAGCATACCTAACTGCGTCACAAGGATGAGACGCCCAGTTATGTACTGGTTTAGGTATATCAGTATTAGGGTTCCAAGAGTAAGCAGCTATAGCAGAAAAAGTATGAGTAGCGCCCTCTATATCAAAATACAAATTATCATTCTCTACTAAAGATTGTACAAAACTTATACCGTCGTTTACTGATTTAATTGCGTTCTCACAGTAAATATCATAATCGTAAGCAAAGTCAGCTTTTACTTGTTGTGCGGCTGAGTCTATATAAATACTTTCTATAGCCCATTGATCTACTTTATCACGTATAACACTAGCTAATTCTGAAGTAGTAGACTCTTTAGATATATATTCATCTAATATATAGTATTTATCATCTCTAGAAACGCCTATAACTACAAATACATTCTCATCTCGATACCCTACGTCTAGCCCTGCTATAACCTCTGAAAAAACAAGCTCTTCACAGTCTATTAGGTGTTTATCTTCATCTATAGCATCAAATATCTGGGATTCAGTAGTAGTCCATTCACATTCGTATTCTTGCATGTACAAAGCTCTAGTCATGGATCTTTTAGCTTCATCAACATCTTTTGAAGATAGCATAGGATTAGCTCTCCAAGTAAATTTAGCAGAACCCCACTCATCAAACTCAGCATCTTCTCCTCGTAAGAAATAACTATATAAATAGTTAGCCTTGCCTCGTGGGGTGGAGATCCATAAGCATCTAGAATCTTTAAAGGTGGATAGTGCAGGACGTAAATCTCTAGTAAAGTACTCATCGTTAGGTATAATAGCAGCTTCATCTACTATAAGTAGGTTAGCAGCGCGTCCAACTAAAGAGTCTCTATTATTAGCAGATAAAAGTCTAAATATAGAGCCATTAACTAGCTTTACTACTTTATCTTTTTGATTAAACTTATCTACTTCAAGTTCCATCTGTTTAATTAGGTCAGTTACATAGTCCCAAATAATAGAAGATAGTGAGAAGTTTGGAGCTACTACCATTACTTGCTGTCCTGGCTCAAGTAATTTAGCGAAAGCTAATATAGCTGCACCATAAGATTTTCCAGTACGTCGCCCAGCTATATGAACAAAAAAACGATTCTCATTAAGCCCGTCTATCATAGCTTGCTGAGATTCGTTAAATTCTGTAGGTACGGGTAGCTTAGATAGTAGCTTATCTATAGGAAGCCTGAAAAAACTCATTTTATAAAGTAATCAGAAATCATTAAGAAGTAACCACTTATAGCAGCTACTGCTCCTCCTAACCATAGTAATGTTTTAATAGAGGTTCGCCCTTGTGTAGCTAAGCTACTTAAACTAGACACGCAAGCGTGTAGCTCATCCATTTGTTTGTTCATGTCATCTAAACTTTTTGATATATGTTTATACCGTTCTTCACAAACAGCTTCATGAGCAGATATTTCTGTACCGTTCCTAGTACTTCTCTCATGTAGTTTATCAAGTTCGCTTCTAACTTGGTCTAGCTCTCGTTCTTCTACCATAATTAAATCTTAATTATAAAGTTAGTAATTTCAAAAGGCAACGCAGTAGCTGCAGTATGATTAGCTACTGTTAGTGCTGGTACTGTTAGTGCGGGTACTGTTAGTCCCGGTACAGATAGCCCCGGTACAGATAGTGCTGGAACAGCTAGTGCTGGAACAGAGTGCGTATGATTACCCGTAGTCATAGTAGGAATGGTTAGTGCTGGAATAGATAATCCTGGAACAGATAAGGCTGGAACAGATAATCCTGGAACAGATAGACCTGCGACAGACAAGGCGGGAATAGAGTGTGAGTGTGCAGCAGTGTTTACAGAAGTAACTACAGCAGTTAAAGAGGAGTCTTTAGCAGATGCAGCAACGTTACCCGTTCCTACATTAAGAGCTTGAGTAGCCGCAGCAGTAGTGCCTGTACCTGTATTACCTGCTCCAGTAGTAGCTGTACCACTAGTACCCGTACCTGTGTTACCTGTACCCGTTGTACCCGTACCTGTATTATAAGTAGATGCTGCTATAGTAGCAGTAGAATTACCGCTAGTACCAGTGCCTGTGTTACCGGTACCTGTGTTAGCTGTACCAGTTGTACCCGTACCACTAGTACCCGTACCTGTGTTAGAAGCGCCAGTTTGAACTCCCGATATAGCGGCAGAAGTAAGTACACCACTAGCAGCAGCAGCGCTGCCTGTAGCACCTACAGTACCATTATTAGAACCTTTACCGAGAGGAAGTCTATCTGCTAAATTAGGAGTGTTAAAAGTACTAGATCCATCACCTACTCCAAAAGCAGTACCTACAATTGCAAATAATCTTGCGTAAGTTGTCCTACTAACAGCAGCAGCATCGCATAGTAGCCAACCAATAGGGGCAGAAGCGCCCCCATAAGCAACTATAGTGCCAGCAGGTACTACTTCGTAACCTCCAGCAGTGGCGCCATCATGAATTCTTAGGCCTTTAGAGCCCTTGTCTATAGATACCTCACCATCAGCACCTGTAAATGAGTTATTTTGGGCTGTTGTGCCTCTTCTGAATTGTAGCTGTGTAGCCATTAGTTACTCCTTAAAAATTTATTAGTTTAGAATGATCCAAGGTCGAAAGTACCACCTACTACCATATTACCACCAACTATTACATTACCTGTGCTAGTACCATTACCAACAGTAACAGTAGCGTTAGCTTGTATTTCTAATTTAGCAGTTGCATCTAAACCAAGACCACCCATGTATGTTGAAACTTTTTGTGTCATATCATCCCTTATACCATATTAAAATTACTTAGTCAATGTATTTATCATAGTGTACCTAAATCTAAGGTAGCTCCTGCTAGGCTGGCTTGCTTAGCATTTAGTTGAGTTTGTATAGCACTAGACACACCATCTAAGTAACCTACCTCTGTAGCAGTAACATCAGATACAGCTACTTTGCCAGAACCGTCTGATACTATAGCTCTTGACGTTGCTAGATTACCAGTAGTAATAGTGGAAACAGCTCCAGCTATGTTAGCAGTTCTTCTAGCTTCTACAGCAGCATCTCCACTGTTAGAGTCAGTAGTAGAAATCTTAGTATTTAGTTGGGTCTGAACAGAGCTAGTTGCATCTAAGTAACCTAAAACAGTACTAGTAACGCTAGAAGCAGCTACTTTACCTGACCCATCTGATACTAGAGCTTTTGACGCTGTTAAGTTACCAGTAGTAATAGTAGATACTGCTCCAGCAATGTTAGCAGCTCGTCTAGCTTCTATAGCAGTAGCTTCAGTAGTTAAAGTGCTTACGTTAGCTGTTATAGCGGTATTTAAATCGGCACCGTTATAAGATATAGTAGAAGCACTAAAGGCTCCTACAACTAAGTTAGCAGCCCCTGTAGGAGCAATAACTGTGTTACTTTCAGGGTCTCTAGTCTCTGACAGAGTAAAAGACTTAGTAGATTCATCATAGTATATAGCAGCATTACCTGAAGTACCTCGATTTAAGAATATACCTACATCGCTGCTGGGGGTACCTGTAACAGCATTAGCAAGCATTATAAATCTATCTTGTATTACTTTATTAGTTGAGTTAATAGTAGTAGTCAAACCATTAACTGTTAAGTTACCTGTAATTACTAAGTCATGTCCAGCAGTTACTAGTCCTGAGAAAGTAGGAGAAGCTAAAGGAGCTTTTGCATCTATTTGGGTCTGAATAGAGCTAGTAGCATCTAAGTACCCTAAAGTAGTAGTAGTAACGCTAGAAACAGCTATTTTACCAGAACTATCGGATACTAAAGCTTTAGCAGTTCCTAAGTTACTGGTTGTGACTGTAGATATAGCACCTGCTATATTAGCAGCTCTTCTAGCTTCTACAGCAGTAGCAGCTGTATCTTGTAAAGTTACGTTAGCAGCTCTTCTAGTCTCTACAGCAGCAGTAGCTGTATCTTGTAAGGTTACGTTAGCTGCTCTTCTAGTTTCTATAGCATTAGCATCTGTAGTAGAAATCTTAGTATTTAGTTGAGTTTGAACAGAGCTAGTAGCATCTAAGTATCCTAGAACAGTGCTAGTAACGCTAGAAGCAGCTACTTTACCTGATCCGTCTGATACTAGAGCTTTTGACGCTGTTAAGTTACCAGTAGTAATAGTAGAAACAGCTCCAGCTATGTTAGCAGTACGTCTAGCTTCTACAGCCGTTGTAGCTGTATCTTGTAAAGTTACGTTAGCAGCTCTTCTAGCTTCTACAGCAGCATCTCCACTGTTAGAGTCAGTAGTAGAAATCTTAGTGTCTAATTGGGTCTGAACAGAGCTAGTAGCATCTAAGTATCCTAGAACAGTGCTAGTAACGCTAGAAGCAGCTACTTTACCTGATCCGTCTGATACTAGAGCTTTTGACGCTGTTAAGTTACCAGTAGTAATAGTAGAAACAGCTCCAGCTATGTTAGCTACTCTTCTAGCTTCTACTCCCGCAGAGCTAGTAGTAACAGATGCTACATTATCTTGTACTATGTCTACATTAGCATATATCTGTACCCCTAAAGCTGTTAACTGAGAAGTTACATCTACGTTTTTAATGCCAAGTGCTAGGGCAGCTGCATTAGAAGAAGTAGAAGTTGCATTAGTAGCTCTTCTAGTCTCTACAGCAGCAGTAGCTGTATCTTGTAAAGTTACGTTAGCTACTCTTCTAGTCTCCACAGCAGCAGTAGCTGTATCTTGTAAAGTTACGTTAGCAGCTCGTCTAGCTTCTACAGCCGTTGTAGCTGTATCTTGTAAAGTTACGTTAGCTGCTCTTCTAGCTTCTATAGCAGTAGCTTCAGTTACTCCTGCAGCTACATTAGTTTGTACTATGTTTAGATTAGCTGTTATATTAGTGTAAGTAGCGAAATCATTTGCGGAGGCAAAAGAGCGTAAACTTACAATAGTTACTTTCTTAGTAGCATCACTACCTACGTCAACGATGGGTAGTACATCGTTTTCTGCTAAGTCAACTGCGGCCAGTTCTGTGAGTTCGGTAATTTTTACGTTTGCCATTAGGGGTTACTCCTGTAGATCTATTTTTTATATTGTGTCACTAATTCTGTACATTGTCAAAACTGAATTTAAAATATATACACTTTTAGGCTGCGATGTAAACATCTTGTAGCATAAGAACATCGCCATTTTCAGTAATTAAGGTGTTAGCATCTTGAGTTAACAAGTTCTTTTTCTCAAGCTCATAAGGCGGCTCAAACGCACTAGTAGTTAAAATTTGATTAGTTAAGAAGTCATTACCGTCTTGAGTACGAAGTTCTATACCATACTGAGTTACCAGCTTGGCTTGGGCAGCTATAACTAGTTCATTTTGTTGTAGAGTTAAATCTTGACCCTCTTGAGTAGCAAGTACATCTCCATCTTGTGTAAGTAGTAGATTAAAGATGAATGGAGTATCTTCTTGTATAGATCTACCGTCTTGAGTATATAGAGCTTCTCCATCTTGTGTGAGAATATCTCTATCACCAAAGAACTCTCCACCACCTTCTCTATACTGCTGGGTTGTAAATATATCATCGTATTGGGTTAGTAAGATATTTTGACCATCTTCAGTTCTAAAGAAACTTGAAATATCTGGCTTAGTAGTAGGTATATTTGATTCGTTAGCTAAGAATAGATAACCATTTTGAGCAGTAAGCTGATCTAGATTCTCAGCAAGTATAAAGTCATTAGCATTGATAATAATAACTTCTTGTTGAGTTCCTAAGAACCTACTATCTTGTGCTTGTAGTAAATCACCGTCTTCAGTTAGTATGTGATATATATCATCAGGCTTGATTGTATCTGAATCAGACTGGTTAGCTAGAACTAGCCAGCCATTCTCAGCAATGATAAACTCATCAGCTTGCGTTAATAGCAGATCAGCTGGGAAAGCAGCAGTAGCTACTGTTCTCTTCATTGCAGATAACGAAAGTAGGAGTCTAGATACTCCTAGTGCCATCTTATGAGCGCTCGCTTATGTGTAATACTCCACTTGCTGTTGCACCAATAACGGCTACATATTTTGCTGTTTCACGAGCGTCAAATTCAGAGCCTAGAGCTACATCAAATAAAAATCCTCCAGGTATGAAGTGAGAATTAGTTTTATTAGCTTGAACTGCAGCATCTCCTAGCTCTACATAATAGTCATCAGTAGAGAAAAGAGTAACTACACGAATTGAGTCTTCTAAAACAGTAGACATGCTAGAAGAACTAGAGTTGAAGTTAAGATTTTGACCACCTTGAGGCTGCAATCCGAGTAGTGGGATCGGCTCGTTAGCGTCATCTTTTGCCATTTTACTCATTGTATTGTCCTTTATAGTTCGGGCGAAGCCCGCCGCGAATTTTTTATATGTCTACGTAAGAACAAACTGTTTGTTAGCAAGTCCTTGCTCTAGGTACCATTTATTAGTGTGCTGCACTTCATCAACTTCTTGGGCATTGAGTATATCGTACATAATTGCTCTAGTTACATCGTCAGCTTTTAGCAGCCATCGTAATAAGCATAATTTAAAGTATTTATTATTGCCTACCAAATGAACGAACGAATTATTATTTATAGTATCATAGGTAAAAAATGTGTGCAAATGTTTTGTCATAGGTTTTATAGAATTTGTATGTTGAGCAACCCAAAACGTCATTAAGGCTTGTGTTGAGTTTCTTTTAGGGCTTACATCAGCATCAAGCCATGCTTGATAATCTGGATTACGCGTCTCATAACTCAGCTGTTGTTTAGCATAGTTATATAGATCAGTAAAAGCTTGTTTACAGCCATAAAAACAACCTGAATTAGGTCGTAGATGTGGTGTACCAGCTAATTTACCATTATATCTTATACTGAACCAGCTATCGTCCAGTTGTGGATTACCTAAAACAACCACATCAGGGTCTAACCAGCAAATTCTATCATAATCTGATATATCTTGAAAAAGTTTTTGAAATTCATAATAAGCACTGCACGGAGGATACTTTCGAATATCGTCAAAGGTGTGTTCAGCTAGAACAGGAGTAACAGAACAATGATAGTCGTAGCCGTTTTTATCAGCCCAAACACGTACTGAATTTTTTGCTATTTCGAGAGCATTAACATAATCATTAGAGCTAGGTTGATTTTCAAATATTGTTTGATCGCGTATATCACTCTGAACTATGAGTGTTTTCAATCTAATAAATCTTTCATAAGTTTGTCGTAGTTGTTAACTTGAATAGCTACTTGTGGACCTTTCTCAGCAGGTTTAAGCTTGTCCTCAACTTCAGCAAGATGCTTCATCCAATCAAGAAGATCTTTCTTTGAATAGATACCTGTTTCCATAGCTTCTTCAAGCTTTTGATCTATCACTTGATTTATAAGAGATATACGCTTTACACGATTTAGATATCCTTGAGTAGCAAACACTGAATCTACGTAGTTTTTAACTTCTTTTTTATCTAGTGTAGAAGTTACTCTATCTGTTGATATACCGTACTCATCCGCAATAACTTCAATAGACTTACCAGAAAGGTAATCATTAGCTATTGCAAGAATTACAGGATCAAGAGGTGATGTTTGTAGTGTACGGTTTAGTGCTTCTACTGTAGTGGTCGGGCTGTGAATTTCATTAGCCATTAATTTGTTCTTTCATTAATAATGCGCATCATTGTACGACTAGCAGTTGTAGTAAACCATCTTGGAACAAAAGCATGAATAATTAGCACAAGAACTAGATATTGCAGTTGAACTGCGATCTTAAGTGCTGCTATCATATGCTGTATTGCTGTCTCGTCTACTTGTTTTAAGTGTAATTTACACTGCTTTGTTAACATTCTATGGTTCCTTTAATTTTTCCAGTTGTTTGAGCTGGTTATAAGTGACTGCATTATTCCACCAACCATGTATATATCGAATCCAATAGTTCTCTATTTCTGATTCTGTCATAGTTGCTCGTTGAATAGCGATGGTGGCTATATAGTATAATCTTATAGCGTCTGTCATGAGTCGTCATCCTTGTTGTCTGAATCAATTGTTAGCTTCGCACGTAGTGCGGCAACGATAAGGTTGTGTTCAATCATCCGTGCTCCCAACGAGCAATAGTAAATGTCTGTTCTCTTTCTTGCTTCATCAACTTGTTATAAACCTCAGTAGCTTCAAGTTGCGATGCAGTTTTGTAAAGCAAGGAATCACCGTCATAAACGTACCACTGATTATTATCTTTTTGAGTAATAATATATCTAGTTGACAAAATATGAGCACTCCACTGTTAAATCTACTATTCCATACGGAGACATAACTCCTTCGTCAGTTCTAATTGATGAAACGTACATAGATATTACTCCAAGGTCAAGATACTGTTGTTGCTGCTGACGTCGAATAATTTCATTAGCTTGCGTAACAAGGAATGACAGCTCTTGTGTAGTTAAATTTTGGTCTGAAAAAATAAAGTGAGTAGAACGAAATGAATCTACAAGTTCTTCTATCTGTCTACCTAGTAGTTCGGCTGCTTCCATTGAGGCGACTCCGTCGCTAAATGTATAGCCTCGAACCAGATAGGTAAGAGTTCCAATACGCTTACCTGCTCCTATATGAGTTCTGCGTTCAGTTGACGGTGTAAATGTTATATAAGGCCAATCATTGATCTCATCTATAGTTTTTAGCTGTGAGGCAGCTATAGCAATGCTTGAGAAATCGATTCGTAGCTGATTAGTTATATCCGTTCGTCTACTCATGTGTATTCTTCCTCATACGTTATTGTAATATTTAAATCTGCAACTCCATAGGGAGAGAAAAGTCCCTCATCTGTGTGCAAATCATTTACTTGTGCGTTATAAATTCCAAGTGCACGATGTGCAGCAGTAAAGCCGTCGATCGCACGTTCTATGTCATTGCACGCATCTTCTGAAGCTGTTATAGAATTATCATCGCTCCAAACGTAGGCTCGTACGCTAAGAAAATAAGTTTTTATACTTTGAGAGTTTCCATAGTATTGTACAATTCGTTTAGCATTATATTTACCAACGTTGACGCTCGGAAATTCGTTTACATCTTCGATGTACGGCGTTTGATTAGCTGCAATCCCTGTTTCAGCAACTATCCATGTTTCAAGTGCTGTTCTTATTTCGCTAAGTCGGGCCATAGTTCTGCTACCAATCTTTGTTTTGTACGATATGTGTCGATAGCTTGTTTCCATAGAGCATTCTGCGTTCCATGTTTTGATTGTTTTTCCCACCAAGAAAGTATTAGTCTAGCTATTTTTATATCGTCAATAATTAAAAAATGTTCTTCAAACCAAGTAGTAAAATCAGCAATAGTAGGAAGATTAGCGTCAAGTTGAGAATGAAACGAAGTTTCTTTGGGTTGGTACAACGGATGCACAGGACTATCCATAGATAAACACTGAAATCCTCTGCTATCGATAGGTATTCCTATCTCGTCATAGCCTACGCAAGGGTCACCGTACCAGTAAAAATTTCCTGACTCATCATCATCGTTATTACAATTCCATACTAAAGGCCCGTACTTATATTTCATATTTTCCCTCATAAAATTTTTCTGATCTCGCTAAAAATAGTGATTCAAGCTTAGGTCTTAGTATAGATCTCCCTTTAAGGGGTGTCAAGAATTCTCCTCAGAATTTGCAAAATTACCTGATAGAGGCCGTGAGCGGGTGCGCAGCGAGAAAAAGAAAAGGCAAGTCCTCTTAACCGCCCCTAGGGCCACCCCTTAGAGGGGGCGGTAAGGCTTGGCAATTTTTGCTGCGCCACAGTATCTTGCCCAATGTGCGCGGCGTGTGCGGATCATGGCAGGGGT